GTCGAGGCCGCGGTCGCCTTCCGCCAGTTGAACGCTGCGTCTGAGGACACCAGCGCCAATGCCTTCGCGAACGACACCAGCAACGCGCGGTGGCGTGCCGGCTTCTTTGCCGTGCGGCCAGCTGCGGCGGTGGACCGCGCGGCCGAGGTCTCCGTCGCGGAGTTTGAGGTTCCGACGGCTCCCCGCGTAGCGCGCGTGTCCTTCGCGGAGCTCGAGACCCCCGGCGCCCCCCGCCAGGCGAAGGTCAGCTTCGCAGAGCTCGAGGCACCGCTCACGAATCACCGGGCGCTGGTAGCGCAGGCGGAGCTTGAGGCTCCGTTTGGCCCTCGTCGCGCTTACGTTTCATTCGCGGAGCTCGAGGCACCGACTCTCGCTCAGCGGGCGATCGTGTCCTTCGCGGAGTTCGAGGCTCCACTAGCGCCAAGGCGCGGAGAAGTCTCGTTCGCCGAGCTCGAGGTTCCCGACGGACAACGTAGGGCCGAGGTCTCCTTCGCGGAGTTCGAGGCTCCCAACAATGCCGCGTCTGATCGACAGGTAGCGGTGTCGTGGGCCGAACTCGAGGCCCCACTCGTTTCCCACAGAGCGCAGGTCTCGTTCGCTGAGTTCGAGGTTCCGCTCGCGCCGCGACGCGCACGAGTTGCGTTCGGCGTCTTCGAGATCAGAGAGGCGGTGGCTTCTGAGTACATGGATCGACTGAGGGCCCGCCTTGCGGCGATCGGAATCGTGATGGACGACTTCTACACGGTCTCCGGCTCATCTCTCACCAACCAGCAGATACGGCGGATGGAGCGCATCGCTCACGCGATGGGCCTGTGGGTCACGTTCGACGGAACCTACTTCCGCTTCGACACCAAGGAGTAGTCCATGCACGACGTCCGTTCGGTTGCGGCCGGGGGCCGCGATCGCGCACACGACGTCGCTCGCAGGGTCTTCCCTCGGTTCGCGAAGCAGTTTCCGACCAAGCTGTACTGGTTCATCTCGAAGGGCTATCGCCCTCACGAGTGGCAGGCATCCTTCCACGCCGCTGCCGACCCGGTGGGCCGGCTCATCCGCTTCCGGCATCTGGTCGCGGGTCGACGAGGCGGTAAGACGCTCTCGGCGGCGTGGGAGGTCCTGTTCTACGCCCTCCACCCGGAGGAGTTCCACATGGACTTCAAGGGGGAGGTCTCGAGCAGGCCACTGTGGATTCAGGTCCTAGCCAAGGACCACAAGGTCGGGTTCCCGTCCGAGCAGGCGCTCCGCGAGTGCCTCGATCAGGCCGGGCTCGTCCACAACAAGGACTACCGCTGGAACAAGTCCGAGAAGTACGTCGAGTTCGAGAACGGAACGCTCCTCCAGTTCAAGACCGCGGATGATCCGCAGTCACTTCGAGGGGCTGGACTCGACATCCTCTGGATCGACGAGGCGGCCATGCTTCCCACTCGAGAACCGTGGGACGTCATCCGTCCGTCGCTCTCGGACAAGCCGGGACTCCTCATCACGACCACGACGCCTCGCGGCAAAAACTGGTTCTACGAGGAGTTCTTCACCGGCGGCGCGCTCGCCGACGAGTTCCAGTTTCGCGTCGAGTACATCTCCCTCGACAACCCGTACTTCAAGAGGCACATCTGGGAGTACGAGAAGCGGACGATGCACCCGGCCATGTTCAAGCAGGAGTACATGGCTGCGTTCGACGCGATGGCTGGCCTCACCCTCTCGGGCGAGTGGCTCCACTACTACGTCACCGGGAAACCGGAGCATGGCGAGGTGGGGCTCCCGCGCGCGGCGGACGGCACCATCCGACTACGCAAGTTCATCGGCATCGACACCTCCACGGGTGAGGCGGAGGACTCCTTCGCGATCGCCCTGATCGGGGTCTCTGACGATGCCCAGGTCTTCCTGCTCGACTGCTGGAAGGACAAGATTCAGTTCCCGGACCAGATCGACAAGGTGCGGGAGTGGTTCTACAAGTACCGCCCGGAGCAGATCGGGATCGAGGCGACCGCCTTCCAGCGCGTTCTCGCGCAGATGGCCGCCCGGCTCGAGGGCCTACCGAACGTGATCCCCGTCTTCTCGAAGGGGAAGAAGGTGGAGCGCATCGTTTCGATGTCGCCCCTCTTCAAGGTCGGTAAGGTCCGCATCCACGCGAAGACCCACGTCGAGTTCATCGACGAGTGGGTCAGCTTCGACGGCGCCAGCAAGACCAACCGGGACGACCTCCTCGACGCCGTGGAGATCGCGCTCGGGTGTGCGGGCATCCTCCTCCCCTCGAACCTTCATGAGCTCGAGGCCCAGGAGAAGAAGGGCCGCACGATCCACGACGAGGCGCGGGAACAGATCGAGCGCCTCAAGGACACGACTGTCTTCCACCCAACCCTCGGAACGGAGGTTTAGTGGGACCAGAACTGCTCATGCTCGGTGGCGCCCTCACGTGGGTTGCAGGCGAGCTCTACGCCGTCGCTCGACGGCGAAACGAAACGACGTCGGACTACATCGCCGACGGTCGCCGGAAGTTCGGCTGGAAGGTGAGGCTCCCCCTCGCCCTGGCCGTCCTCTGGCTCACGCTCCATCTCGTGGTCGGTCTCCCCGCGGGGATCGTCTTCGGGACCGCCCACTTCCCGACCCCTCCCCACTGGTTCTAGTGGATCGGGTCATACGCCGGCGCTCCGCTTGCTCCGACTGCCTCGCTTGCGCGGCCAAGGATCAGACGATCGCCGTCCTCGCGGATCAGGTCGACTGGCTCCGCGTCCACATGGGACAGGGCGGCGCTACAGCGTCGTTCGCCGCGGCCCCGCCGTCGCTCGAGGTTCTGGAGGGCGGGAAGCCAGAGCCCACAGAGGAGGAGGCGGAGATCGACTCCATCATCTCCGAGCTCAACTACGGGGCTCTCGACCCCGAACGGGCCGAGCAACTCACGGCACGGCTCCAGACGCTCACACGCGCGTAGGCGCCTGAAACAGGAAAGGAGGTCGCGTGGCTGACAAGCAGCAGCGATCTTTCGTTGGTCTTCGCGACCTGACTGACGCGAGCAAGCTCGCGGCCAAGCGGGCCGAAGCCGAGCAGGCGCGAGCTTCGCTCAAGCGGGACTGGGCGCTCAACCGTGCGTACTACGCCGGGAACCAGTGGTGCATCTACTCGATGTTCACGGACACGGTGACTCCGATCAACGCGGACGCCGGCCCGAAGTGGCGGGTGCGCCTCACCTTCAACGAGGTCAAGCCCGGGCTGAACCACTACGTCGCCCAGCTGACCAAGACACGGCCCATCATCGAGGCCGAGCCGGACTCCGGGGCGAACAACGACGTCAAGGCCGCGCAGATGGCCGGCTCGCTGTACGAGTACCTCTTCGACAGCCTGAACCTGAACGCGAAGCTCCAGGACGTGCTGGTCGAGGCCGGGCTCTCGGGAGGCTTCTGGCGCATCTCGTGGGACGGGCTGGCCGGCAAGCCGATGACCTTCACGGTCTCCCCGGACGGCAACCCGATCCTCGACGACGAGCTCGCGCAGGTCTACCTCGAGGAGCTGGCCGCCCAGGGCGTCCCTTCTCCAGAGGAGTACGCGAAGAAGACCGTCTACCTCGGTGAGATTCGGGTCGACGTCCTCCCCGCGGAGAACGTACTGGTCGACCCCACGGTCACCGACTTCAACGAGGCGCGCTGGGTCATCTGCACGCACTCGATGGACCCGGACGAGATCGCAGCTCGCTGGGGCGTCAGAGTCCGACCGGACTCCAGCCCCGCGAACGACAACCCGATGCCGATCGGGACGCGCAAGGCGCGGGAGGTCGAGCCGACCACCCGACAGGTCTACATCATGTACATCCGTCCGTGCCCCGCGCTCCGCGACGGCCGATACGTCGTCTGGGTCGAGGGCGAGAACCGGATTCTCCAGGACATGAAGTGGCCGTATCCGTTCATGGAGCTCCCCTTCGTGAAGTTCCCGGGCATCTACGCCCCGGACTCGGTGTACGACCACGCAATCGCGACCGATTCCCGGCCGATGCAGGACGAGCTCAACAAGGGCGCGTCCCAGGTCGTCGAATACCGAAACCTGACGGTGCGGCCGCAGATGCTCGCCCCTGTCGGGTCGCTCCGGACCAAGCTGACCGGCGAGCCCGGCGCGGCCATCGAGTACAACCCGGTCGCGAATCAGGTCCCGCAGTGGCGGGACATCCCGAACCTCCCTTCGTACGTCTTCGAGGCTCTGAACGAAATCCAGGGCCGGATCGACAAGTTGTTCAACCGACTCCCCTCCACCCGGGACCAGCTCCCGGCCAGGGCGGATTCGGGCGAGCTGATGTCGCAGATGTACGAGGCGGTCGCTGACCAGATGTCGCCCGTGATCCTCCGCCTGGAGGATGCGCTCGCGCGCGCGGGACACATCATGGCGGCGTTCGCGCAGAAGTACTACATCGAGCCGAGGCTCCTCAAGATCAGAGGAACCGGCGGGTCGGTCCAGGTCAAGAAGTTCGTGGCCGCCGACATCGCTGGCGGATTCACCTTCCGGCCGCGGTACATGACTGGTCTCCCGAAGTCTCGGGAGGGCAAGCGCCTCGCGATCATGCAGATGCTCGAGGCGGGGCTCATCGACCAGCGCACCGCGATGAAGCACATGGAAGTCGGGGACCTCAAGGGGGTCCAGGCAAAGATCGCTCGTTCAGAGGACTTCGCCTTCCGCACG